TATAATCGAAAAAAAAATTGAATTATAAAAAAGTGTATAGATATGATTTAAATGGTAATTTTATAGGAGAATTTAAATTTAATAAACTTTTATGTGAAGAAAATAATTTGAATTACAACGGTATACGTTTAGCTATGAGACCAACTTGGAGTGATAAAAAAAGGATATTAAGCTCTATGAATAGTATTTGGATTTTAAAAGAAGATTTCTCTGAAGATGAATTAAAAAGAAAAGTTGAAGATAAAAGATTAGATTCAAACTTAAATCCTGAAGCAAATAAAAGGTCTAAAAGGATTGTCCAAAGAGATGCTAACACCAAAGAAGTTATTCAAGTTTGGAGCAGTTTAAATCAAGCAGGTAAAGAAGGAGTTACAAACTACTCTTTGTCATGTATATGTAGAGTTTTAAATGGAACTAGAAAAACATATGCAGGATGCACTTGGGAGTATGAGAAACCTTTACAAAAATAATAAATAAAGTGAGGGGTTAAATTGGGTAAATTAAAAGTAAAACTTATTGCACATACTCCTAATCCTGATGAGGTTGTAGCAAAGGCAGGGAAACTTTGTTATAGCAAGGTTGGAGTGGAAGGCATATCAGAAAAATTAACTGATGAAAATGTAAGCAGATTTGTAAATATGTTGGCAGATATAGGTCATGAAAGTCCACTAGAACATTGTTCATTCACTTTTGCAATAGAAGGAATATCTAGGGCATGTTCTCATCAAATAGTAAGACATAGGTTAGCTAGTTATTCTCAACAAAGTCAAAGGTATGTTAATCTTGATAAAACTTTTGATTTTATAGTTCCTTCTATAATAGAGGATATGGACAAAGCTTATGGATCAAGATATGTTGGTGAGTTTGAAGAGGATATGAAAACTATACATAATATGTATAAGAAATGGCAAGTAAATATACAAGACTTTGTAGAGTCTACAAATTATCACACATATGGAATGAATGCTGAAAAAGTTGCCAATGAAAATGCTAGAGCTGTTCTTCCAAATGCTTGTGAAACTAAAATTGTTGTTACTATGAACGGTAGAAGCTTATTAAACTTCTTCTCTCATAGAGATTGCAATAGGTCTCAAGCAGAAATAAGGGAATTAGCTAGACTTATGATAGCTGAAGTTCAAGATGTTGCTCCTGCTTTATTCAAAAATGCAGGTGCAAGTTGTAGATATGGTAAATGTCATGAAGGGAAAATGTGTTGTGGTAAGCCACTTCCAAAATGGGATATATAAATGAATGATAAGTTTATAGAGGATACTTTAAATGATTTTTTCAATACAGGAATTTTAAAGTGTAGTCTTTATCAGTTATATTCCATATATGACTACATAAAAGAAAAAATTAAAGTTTGTGATATAGAAGAAGATAAGTTAAAGTTGATGTCTTTATCTAAAATGATATTTACTTACTTAACAAGCACAGAAGCTCATATAACTTCTGCTAATGAAAACTTAAAAGTTACATTTGAAGAGTATCTTGAGAAAGTTTTTAATATAAGCATAGGTGAATTGTTACCTGAAAATAAAGGTTATATTTATGCAAAGTATGTAGAGTTTATAAGTAAAAATTGTTGCAATAAATGTTTAGATATGTTTTCTCCTACAAGTTGTTCTACTTGTAAGTGTGGAGATATATGGGAAGAATTTTCATTATAATCAAGGGGGATTTATTATGTTCGATTTATTAAACTTAAAACCAAATAAGGTTTCAACAGGATTAGATAATTATAATAGCATGTTATATGGTAAATAAGTGCCACCTTATACAGTAATGTATATTGAATAACTCCGAAATTAAGCAAGAAAGCCTAAGTCCCTTCCACAGGATATGGTAACTTGAACCGAAGGCTAAATTTAAAAGTTTAGTCAGGGGCAAAGCATAGCTAGTGAAATTAAGGCATATAATATAAGAAAGGAGGTTTATTATGAGAAAAGATATTAAAAATGAAGATATTGTAAACTTATATTTAAGTGGTAAATCTATGAAAGAAATTGCAAAGATTTATAATGTCAGCACAGGTACTATAAGAAACAGATTAGACATTTGTGGTATAAATAGGAGAAATGCAAGTGAAAGTCATACAGTTCATAAAATAGATGAAAAAGAAATGATAGAGTTATACTTAAATGGCATGAATCTATTGGAGCTTGGAAAAAAATATGGTGTTACATATGGAACTATAAAACTTAGATTACTTCGCAACAACATCAAACTTAGAACAAGAAGTGAATCAAAAATACTTGAACACAGAGAGTATAATCCTGATAAGCATGGTAGAAAATATTTTTTAAATCATGAATATTTTAAAACATGGACTAAAAATATGGCTTATATAGTCGGTTTTCTTTCAGCAGATGGTTATATATCTGACTATGGTTACCTAAGAATTGCTTTACAAGAGCAAGATATTAACCTATTGCACAAAATAAACAAAGAGCTTGACAGCACCTATAAAGTGAAAACACTAATGAAAAAATGTGGGGAAAAATATCACCCTAGTTGTGAGTTATTAATATCTTCAAAGCACATGGTTAATGATTTAATTGACATAGGGGTAACACAAAGAAAAAGTCTTACAGTTACTATGGATAAAGTTCCAAGTGAATATAAACTTGATTTTATAAGAGGTTATTTTGATGGTGATGGAAGTGTTGGTGAACAATGGACAAAAAAATCAAAGATACCTATGCTTAGAACTAGATTTTTTAGTGGAAGTGAAAAAATGATGTGTCAAATTGTTGAAGAACTTTATAAGAATGGTGTCCCAAAGGTTGGTGTAAAAAAATATAAGGATAGAAATCTTTATCATATTCTATATAGTCAACTGTCAAGTAAAAAAATATATAACCTATTTTACAGTGATAATCCTGAGATTTTTTTAGAAAGAAAAAAAGAAAAGTTTGATGAAATATTAAAAAAACAAATGTCTTAAAATATAATCTAGCCAAGAGGTCGGAGCAACCCCAAGTATATAAGGGTTGAAAACATATGCTGAACTATATAGAAATATATAGAAGTTGAGATAAAAAGCTCAATGATAACACAATTGAATGCTAAAAGTGGAAAATCTACATTTGCTTTCCAATCATTTGGACAAGAGTGTTTATTCTTAGCTTGTGAAAATGGATATGGAGCTTTAAGTGGAGTTATGGCTGTTGATATAACTAAGTGGGGAGATTTAGTTGCATTAAATAAACAGTTAAAAATGCCTGAAATAAAAGCTAAATTTAAAGTTTTAGTTATAGATACAGTTGATATAATGCACAAATATGCAGTAAAACAAATATGTCAAAGAGAAGGTGTTCAGGCTTTAGGGGATATACCTCATGGTAAAGGCTATGCTATGGTTGATGACCTTATATTTGATATGATAAAAAACTGGGAGAACTTAGGATATAAAATGTTCTTCATATCTCATGCTAAGGAGAAAAATGAAAAGCTTCCTACAGGTGGAGAGATACAAAAGTATATACCTTCTGTTGAAAGAAGAACTTTAAATATAGTTTCTAAGTTTGTTGATAATATATTATTTGGGTATATAACAATAAATGCAGAAGGTCAAGAGGAAAGAACTATATTCACAAGAGAAACTTTATCTTACTCAGCAGGGTCAAGATTTAGTAAACTTCCTTCTCAAATACCTTTTAATGCAAAGGAATTTAAAGCCACTTGGGAAAGAGCCATAGAAGAAGAATTAAATGAAAATCCTGATGGATTTACAACTGATAAGAAAGCAATAGTAAAAGAAAGAGTTGTTGATTTTGATTCTACTATGAATGAAATAAAAAAATTAGTAGGTGAAAAATTCGCACCAAATAACAGAATGGATATAGTTACTGAGATTGGAGAGAAGTATTTAGGGGTATCTAAAAAGATAACTGAAGCAACTCCAAACCAAGCTGATATATTAGATGTTATATTATCAGAATTAGAAGGAAAAGTTGAAGAACTTAAATTATAAGCAAATAATTAAAAGTGGGATAGGGATATCTGTTCCACTTTTTATTTAGGGGGTATAGTATGAAGTTTAAGAGTCCTGTGAATTGGTATGGAGGAAAATATTATATGGCTAAAGATATAATTGACATATTTCCACCTCACAAAATGTATGTTGAGGGATTTGGTGGTGCAGGTCATGTTCTTTTTAGAAAAGATAGAAGTGAAATGGAAGTGTACAATGATTTACATAGTGGTTTATATTTAATCTTTAAAATGCTTAGGGAAGAAAATAAAGAGTTTATAAGAAAACTATCATTAACTCCATACTCAAGAAAAGAATTTGAAGATAGTAAATTATGGATGAGTGAAATTGATGAAATAGAAAAAGCAAGAAAATTCTATGTTAGAACTATGCAAAGTGTAGCTAGTAATGGTGGTTGGTGTTATGCTAAATCAAAAAGTAGAAGAGGTATGTGCCAATCAGTTAGTAGATGGTTGGGTAACATAGAGGAAAATTTAAGTGGAGCAATTGAAAGATTAAAAGAAGTTCAAATAGAAAACCTAGATATAATTGAATTAATAAATAAATATGATAAAAATGACACTTTGTTTTACTTAGACCCTCCATACATAACAGAAACAAGAAAGCAAAAGAAATCTTATGACCATGAAATGAACGATACTCAACACAAAGAATTAGTTGACACTCTATTGAATATAAAAGGCAAGGTGATACTAAGTGGATATGACCATCCAATATACAATAAGTTACTCGAACATGGTTGGAAAAAGGAGCTACTTGGAAATTATTCAAAGAGAAGCCAAAAGACAAATGAAGGTGAACTAAATAAAGGACAAGAGTTTGTATGGGTTAATTTCTAGGTAGATAATATTTTATATTTTAGGGGGTAAAATATGAAACCAATATTAATAAATGCAAAAACATTAAAAGAAAACAAGATTGAGGAGTTAAGAAGTGAGATAACTAAGTTAGGAAGAAAACCAAAGTTGGTTATTTTATCTGCTTCAGATGATAAAGCAAGTGAAAACTACATAAGAAATAAGATAAAAATAGGAGAAGAAGTTGGATTAACTGTTGAGGTTTTAAAATCAAATGAAAGTGTAACTACAGAAGAAATGTTAGAAACTATTCATCAATTAAATCATGATGTGAACACTGACGGAGTAATACTTCAGTTACCTGTATACAAACACTTGGATAGCAATAAATTAATTAAAGCCATAGCTCCATACAAGGATGCAGATTGCTTTAGCTCTGCCAAATTAGGAGATTTAGTTCAAGGAAATTCTAAAGTTAAACCTTGCACTCCAAATGGTGTTATGAATCTTTTAGATTGCCATAATGTATGTGTGCAGGGCAAGGATGTTGTTGTTATAGGTAGGTCAGTTCATGTTGGATTATCTTTATCTATTATGCTAACTCAAAGAGGTGCAACAGTAACTACTTGTAATTCTAGAACAAAGGATTTAAAAAGTAAAATACAACAAGCAGATATAGTTATATCTTGTGTTGGTCAAATGGATTTAATTGATCCAAGATGGATGAAAAAAGGAAGTGTTTTATTAGGTGTTGGTATAACAGTTGATGAAAACTTTAAACAACAAACAGATTACAATGTTAATGCAATGCTTGAATTTAGTGAATGTAGTATGGTTGGGGATAGAGTTAATACAACTGGAACTGCCACAGTTTTATCTTTAATAGAAAATGTAGTTGAACTAGCTAAAAAATAAAAAGGGGGATTTTTTATGTTAGTCATAAAAAGAAATAATACAATAGTTGAATTTGATAAAAACAAAATAGAAGTTGCAATACTTAAAGCAATGAAATATGGTAGTGGGATATATGATGAAGATATAGCTACTAAAATATCTAATGAAATTGAACATGAAATGAAACATCATAAAGAAAATCAAGTTTCTCATGATGTTACTACAATAACTATAATAGAAGATATAGTTTACAATAAGTTAATAGAAAATAAACATGAATTAACTGCAAAGGCTTATGAGGGATATAGAGCTGTTCAATCATTTAAAAGAGAAGTAAATACTACAGATGAAAGTATAATGGGACTTTTAAATTCTACTAATAAAGAAGTTATGAATGAAAACTCTAATAAAAACTCTTACTTAGCAAGTACACAGAGAGATTTAATAGCAGGGGAAGTGTCTAAAGATATAGCAAGAAGAAAGCTTATACCTGCTCATATAGTACAAGCTCATGACAATGGAGTGCTTCATTTCCATGATGCTGATTACACAATGCAAAATATCTTTAACTGTTGCTTAATAAACCTAGAGGATATGCTTCAGAATGGAACTGTTATAAATGAGAAAATGGTGGAAAAACCAAAGTCATTTGAAACAGCTTGTACAATAGTTACTCAAATAATAGCTCAAATAGCTAGTGGTCAATATGGTGGAAATAGTATAACTATAAAGCATATAGCACCATTCTTAAGAGATACATTTGATAAATATTACGATAAGTATATAACAGAATTTGATGAAGCTACTGCTACTAAATTAGCAGAAGATAGAATGATGGAGCAATTAAGAAATGGTATCCAAACTATACGTTACCAACTTTCTACACTTTCGACAAGTAATGGACAATCACCTTTCACAACTATTTATTTAGAAATAGAAGAAGGTCATCCATATGAAAAGGAAATGGCTCTTATATGTGAAGAGATGGTAAGACAAAGAATAGAAGGAATGAAGTCTTACAGAGGTCATAATATAGGAGAAGAGTTCCCTAAACTTATATATTTATTAGACCATCACAACTGCTTAGAAGGTGGTCGATATGATTACATTACAAAACTATGTGCAGAATGTAATGCTAAGAGGTTAGTTCCTGACTACCAAAGTGCTAAGATAATGAGAAAAAATTATGAAGGACACACTTTCCCTGCAATGGGTTGTAGATCACACTTGAGTCCTTGGAGAGATGAGAATGGAAACCATAAGTGGTACGGAAGGTATAATTGTGGAGTGGTGAGCTTGAACCTTGTACAAGTTGCACTAACTGTTAATAAAGATATGGATAAGTTTTGGAGAGTTCTTGATGAAAGATTAGAACTTTGTAAAGAAGCTCTATTAACTAGAATAGATTTATTAAAAGGAACTAAGTCAGATGTATCTCCTATCCATTGGCAATATGGAGGAATAGCAAGACTTAAAAAAGGTGAAACTATAGATAAATTACTTGAAGGTGGATATGCTACTGTTTCTCTAGGATATGTAGGAGTACATGAAATGACACAAGCAATGTTAGGTGTATCTCATACAACTAAAGAAGGAGAAGAGTTTGCTCTTAAAGTAATGAATCACTTAAATAACACTTGTAAGAAGTGGAAAGAAGAAACTGGCTATGGATTTGGTTTATATGGTACACCAGCAGAAAGTTTAACTTCAAGATTCTGTAGATTAGATAAGCAAAAATTTGGAGAAGTAAAAAATGTAACTGATAGAAAATACTATACAAACAGTTATCATGTTCATGTTACTGAGGAAATAGATGCTTTCAAAAAATTAAAGTTTGAGTCTCAGTTCCATAACATAAGCTTAGGAGGTTGTATCAGCTACATAGAAGTGCCAAATATGCAAAAAAATCTTAAGGCAATAGAGCAAGTTATAAACTACATATACCACAACGTACAATATGCTGAGATAAATACTAAGGCGGATGTATGCTTTGAATGTGGTTATGAAGGTGAAGCTGAAATAGTTAATGAAATCAATTGGAGATGTCCTAACTGTCAAAATACAGATACATCTAAAATGCAAATAATGAGAAGGACATGTGGTTATATCGGTTCAAATGAATGGTCAGAAGGTAGAACTCAAGAAATTGCACAAAGGGTTTTACATTTATAATATGAGATATTCATTAATAAAACCAAATGATTCAGTAAATGGAGAAGGTATCTCTGTGTCTTTATGGACACAGGGATGTCCTCATTATTGTGAAGGTTGTTTTAATAAAAGCACTTGGGATTTCAATAAAGGTAAAGAATTTACAAAATCAGATATGCTTACTATTTTAGAACTTTTAGATGCAGATGGAGTTCATAGAGATTTATCTATCTTAGGTGGTGAGCCTTTATGTCCTGAGAACTTTTATGGTGTTATAGAACTATGTTCATACATTAAGAAGTTTAGACCAAGTACAAAAATATTTATATGGTCAGGGTATACTTGGGAAGATTTATTGATTAAATATGATTCTTCTATATTTAATTTTGATGTTCTAATTGATGGTAAATTTGAAAAGAATTTAAAGGACTTATCTTTAGTTTTAAGAGGCTCTAGTAATCAAAGAATTATAGATGTGAATAAAACTTTAAAATCAAAAAAAATCATTAACTATTTATAGTAATTTAGGAAAAACTCTTTGATAATATAGGGGTTTTTCTTTTTTTTGACAAAAATAATTGAATGTGGTAATTTATATATATAATTGGAAAAAATTTCAAAAAGGAGTAAATAAAATGAAAGAATTATCAGGGTATAATAATTATAATTATGAATTTATAGATACAGAAAGTATTAGTAAAAATGTATCATCTGTAAAATATGAAAAGCATATGTTTGGAGAAGATAGATGGATAGATGTAAATCTTATAAAGATAGATATATCTGTTCAAAGGGAAATGCAAGAAAATCATGTAGCTAAAATACTAAAGAAATTTGATCCTCAAGCTTTTGGTAGACTAACTGTATCCTTAAGAGAAGATGGGTACTACTATTGTTCTAATGGTCAACATAGATTAGAGTGTGCAAAACGTTTAGGATTAAAAGAAGTTCCTTGTATAGTAATTAAAAATAACTCAATTAAGGAAGAAGGGGAGTCTTTCATAAAAGTTAATGAAGTATCTGCAAAAGTATCTGCTTTAGATAAGTACCGTATAGGTGTTTCAAGTGAAATAACTGAATGGCTTAGAGTTAAAGAATGTTTAGATTTTGTAGATTTAGAAGCAGGAACAGGAGCTAATAAAATAAGTTGTATGTCTGTTATATATAAGTCAATAAACTCAGCCACTTTATTATCTTCTATAGATAAAAATATGTTTGTTACTAAAAGAGCTTTATATATATTAAAGCATACAGTTGGAGTTAAGGGAATAACAAATCAAATGTTTAATGGTATGACAATATTTGTTAGACATTATGTACTTACTGGGGATACAGATATTAAAACAGTAGTGGATAGATTATCTAAAGTTGATTACAAGGCTATTACATCTAAAGCTCATGATATGAGAGAAAATTCAACTAAGGGTAAGATAGATTCTTATGTAGCTTATCTGTTTTGGGTTGAATTTAACAAAGGCTTAAGAGTTAAATTACCTTTAAAAATAGAAGTATAGGAGAAGCTAATAATGAATTTACTAAGAGAAAAGATTGCAAAAGAGATGGTTAATGAATTTATAGAAGAAGAATTTCAAGGGATAAAATCTTTTATTTATAAAAAGCTTTGGGAGGACATTGAAGAAGGTAAAGAATCTGTTCTTGAATTACCATATAATAAAAATATAATTATACTAAATGGTAAGATAAGCTTTGATAACAAAAAAACTTTTTTACATAGGTCTGAGGAAAAGTTAATAGCACAAGCCTTTGAAGATTTACAAAAATCTTCTGCCAATAGTTTAGTTAAAGAAATATGTGATGAACATCAAAAAAACCTTAATAGAGTAGAGAAGGCTAGAGTAGAGAAGGTTATAGATAAGCATAGTTCAGAAAGCAATCTTTTAAATGAACTTTCAAAATCAGATGATGATAAAGAAGACATAGTTAAATACCTTACTCTTACTTTAGAATTAGAAGTTATAGATGAACAAATAGAGCTATTAAAAGAAATAGGAGGTAACAAAGAAAAGTTACTTTCTCTATTAGAAGAAAAACATAAATTAATAAAAAACTTTAGAAATATTTAAATAAAAAAGAACTGATTTTTTCAGTTCTTTTTTATTGATTTTTTTCGACTTTATTATTATAATTAATATTGTAAGCAAATAATTGAAATTGAAATTTATTTCAAAATATCTTTAATTGGAGGTACTATGAAAAATATTTTTGTTATTGTAGGAAAATCAGGTAGCGGAAAATCAACTTTAGCTGAAGGTATATGTAAAAGATTAAATATATCTAATGTTGTTATGACAACAACTAGACCCAAAAGGATAAATGAAATAGATGGGGTTGATTATCGTTTCATAGATGATGATGAGTTTAAAGCTATGGCTGATATAGGTGAATTTATTCAGTATACATCTTTTAGAGATTGGAATTATGGTGTAGAGAAAAAAGCTTTAGATAATTGCTCTAGTAAAAATATAGTAATGGTATTAAGTCCAAAAGGTCTTATTGCTCTTACTCATGGTATCTCTAAGGAAGAATATAAGATTATACCAGTGTATGTAAGCTGTAGTGATAGAACAAGACTTAAAAGAGGTCTAGATAGAGATTCAGATGTTAAAGAACTTATAAGAAGATTTGGTGCAGACAATGAAGACTTTGAAGGTGTTGCTGATTACATATTTGAACTTGGAGGATTTGCAATAAGCAATGATTTTAACTCTATAGATTATGCAATGGATGTATTGGAGATGAGTATTAAAATGTACTCTACTTTAAGCTAATGGCAACTGATAAGAAATCAAATAAAGCTAATTTAGGAAAAGCTTGGGAAGAAAAAATAATTAAAAAATGTCTTGAATATAGAAAGTTAAATAAAGCTTTAATAATAAAAATACCAACTGAATTTACTATTTTAAGAAGAGGTGCTAAAATTGTTTCAGCCTTCCCTAAAGAAAAAGCTTTTTTAGATTTTGTAGGAGTTTTAAGTAATGGAAAAACTATCTTCATAGAAGCTAAGTCTACTGCCAATAAAACAAGTTTCCCTTTGTCTATGATAAAGGAGCATCAATTTGATCTATGTAATGAAATAAGAAATTACACTGATATGTGTTATTACCTTATATACTTTAAAGAATTAAAAAAGACCTATTTTGTAAATGCTAAGGAAGTTGAAATGTTCAGACAAACCGAAACTAGAAAATCCCTACCCATTAAATGGTTAGATGAACATGGAGTAATCTTAGATGACAATTTAGACTTTTTAAATCATATATAAATAAAAAAGAAAGTCTTAATGACTTTCTTTTTTAGCTTTTGCAGTTGTTATAGCTATTTTTAAATCTGATACATCTTCTCTAATCTCTTTTACAATGTCAAAGTTTCTTGCCTGTTCAAGAATTATTTCTTGATTTTTAGCTATTGTTTCTTGATACTTACCTTCTCTGTCTTTATTCTCCTTCATAGTCCAAAGTAGCAATACAACAAAACATGCACCTATTACACCATACTCTGAGAAAATAGATGTAAATATAAGTTTAATTAACTCTTGCATTGCCTATCCCCCTATCATCCTTTTTTTATTTGATGAACTGTTTGATGTGTACCTACAGCAACTCCCCAAGTTATTATACCTTGTAAGAAACTTGTAGGACTCATCCCTTCTAATAACATAGCAAATATAATAGAAAATCCTAATAATATGATAGGTATGAAGTTATCCTTTATTTGTTCTAACTTCTTTAAGAATGTTCCTAATATATTTATTGCTACAACTAATATAAATAATGATTCAGGTACAAAACTAACCATATCCATGACTATTATCCCCCTTTATATTATTCTCTTACTTCTTATTTAGACTATAACCATATCTTTTGTAATACCGATAATCTTCCTAGTAGAATGTAGCTGATTATTTATTGGGTGGCTCTTTCTTTATAAAAATTACTACACCCCACATTTATAAAGATGATGTTACCTATTTATTGTATGAGTAATTCTAAAGAAAAAAGTTGTTAGGATATTCATCCTAACAACCACATACACACATTTATAAAGACGATGTTTTTTGTCACCCCTTATTAAAGTTCCTTTTTTAATCTTTGAACTTGTCTTACAGAAATATTTAGCTTTTCTGATATCTCTTGATTTTTTAACCCTTGCTTTAACAATAAATCTAATTCTTTTATCATATCTTGCTTTTCCTGTTGTTTCTTAGTTAAACCATTTTCATTTCTTCTCTTAGCTCTTTGATATTCTCTATCCTTATCTCTTCTTCTAGTATACTTTTCTTCTGTACCTATAATGGTCTTCATATGCTTTTGTTCAGCTTCTGTTATATCTAGCCTTTCAATTAAGGTTTCATTCTTATACCAGTAACCTCCCTTATCTCGCATACCCTTAGTAACTCTTTTAACTTCACCACTTCTTACACCTTGTTCATATGCTATAAACTTATCTATAGCTTTTGGTATGCATCTTAGTATTGCATCTACCTCAGTAGCCTTCATAGGCTCTTTAAAGGCATTATTTAAGGAATATACTTCTTCTCTTAGTGATTCTTCATCTCTAATAGTAACCCCTTGCCAATATGCATAACAGTGAAGTATGAAGTTTCTATATCCTTTTACATTATAGTTTCTTAATTTACATAAAGTTTCTATATCTTCTATTCTAGCTAAATGTAAACTATAAGAAGTAAAGAATTTATTAGATATTACTTTTGCTGTTGGTGTACTTTTAACCTCTAGCATTTTTATTTGGGTTGTTTTAGGTTTATAGTTTAAATAAGTTTGTCTTAAATCATACATAGAGTATGTTGTTTCATTATCTATATAAAGTATCTTACACTCTGATCCATTCCTAGAGTTAATTGAACTAGGTAATCTAAGTACTCTTACACTATCTGTAGCTTGTTTATCAGCTCCTAGATGTCTTAATTGATAATATAGATAATCTTCTAACTCTTGCCAAGTACTCCATGCTTGTATCGGTGCATTTTCTATTCTCCAATAAATATGCACTCCTCTTCCACTGTCAACTACCATTGTAGGTTGAGGAATCTTATCTTGATAATAAAGCTCCCAAACCATGTAAACAGTTTCCGATTTATGGTAACCTAATTTTTGTATATCTAAATCTATAAATAATGCTCTAAATTGTCTTATATTTTGTGCTTTTCTTACAGGTATAAAAGTTGTATTAGGAGTTATAAAGACATCTTCTTGTCCAACTTCCTCAACTATTTCCCTTATATTTGCATTATTTGTATTATATATTTTTATTCGTCTATTTTTGTCTAAGTGAGCAATATGCAAATAGCCTTCTGTACTATCATCATATAAATGCTCACAATATTCTTCTAGTTGCACACTACTCACCTTTCTTTTGTATATTAAAAAGGACTTATGCTTAAACAGTTAAACATAAGTCCGTAAATTTCTTTATCTTACTTAAAAAAATACTTGCATATTTCTTTACATGCTTGTATAATATAAATATCAGATAAAGCTTTTACCAACTCTTTTGAACTGCTCCTACAGTTTGAAAGTTTTATATCTCTCAGATGCTCCTACATCTGATTGATAGAGTAAAGGCTTTTTTCAATTATTTGCTTTATGCTTCTAATATACATTAATTATCGACAATTGTCAACGATATAAATTTTATTTAGATTTATTTTTATATATCATTTCTTTTTATATTCTTATTAGGTTTTACCATTTTTTATTTTATTATACAACTAATCTATCTAGGGATTATATAAGTGCTAGTATATCCTTTTGATATCATTTCTTGTTGCATTTTTTTAGCTTGGTCATATCCATAAGCTCCTACACATACTGCATACAACTGTGTTCCTGTGCTTGAAGTTGTAGATTCCTTTTGTACAGCTTTATATGTTATATTAAAGTGTTTGCATATGGCTTTAACTGTAGCTTCTGTTAGGTCATCTTGGTTATTTTTTAATATCTTTAAATCATCAGGGTTACTGTAAAATCCATACTCAACTAACACTGAAGGCATAGAAGTTTTATATATTACAGTGAAATCTTGTGATTTAACTCCTCTATCCTTTGCATTTTTATCTAATGATTTCATTGTTTTTACAACTTCATCATTTAATGTTTTTGCAAATGTTTTTGATGTAGACGAAGCATTATTAGCATGGAATGTTTCTGTTCCTCTAACACTAGCATCACTATAAGCATTTCCATGCAAAGATATAAATACAGCCTTCGGCTTACCTTTCTTTATCCAATAATCATTTGAAATGGTTGCTCTTTTACTTAAACCTATTTCATCTTTTTTCTCAGGGTTTGGATTAGTTAAGTAAACTTCTATTCCATGATCTAAAAGTCTTTTCTTAATTTTACATTGCATTTTATTGTTAAAGTCCCATTCTTTAAAATCCCCATTGCTTTTTCCTTTAACATATTCATTATGTCCGCTATCTAAAATTACTAAGCTCATAATACCCCCTTAAATCATATAATTTAAGGACTGATATAAAAGATATATCAGTCCTTTCCATTTTATCTTAAAATTGATATAATCAACTTAATTTTCAAAATTTATTTTATATATTCCCCATAAGTTTTAGTGAACTACCCTCGACTAAAGTCGCAAGAGTTCTTGGCAATTTATTAAATTTTCAGCTTCTGTTTCTCCAACTATATTTACAATGTCATCTTTATTCATATTTATTTTGAAAACATCATTAACCCCTTCTTTATTATAGATACTATTCCAATAATAAACATTTGCTAATGCTCTAGCTTTATGTAGACCACATATACTTACAACTCTTTTATTTGGAGAGCCTGTTTCTTGATAGTTGTAAGCAGTACACCAACCACAACCACTATTTATATTACAATTAATACATTCATCTGTTGACTGAGATGTTAGTGTAATGCTGTCTAATATATTTATATTATTTCTATACTTAGGCAACTTTCCTATACCTTTATCTATACTTCCTATTGTAAAAGGTTTTACTCCGTCTCCTAATGAAGATTTCATAAACCTTATACATGGATATATGTTTCCTTCACAGTCAAGAGATATCATACTACCAGTTGAACCACAGTAATTTCTGTTATCAGCTTTAAGGTCTATTTTCCCAAAGAGAGATTTATCAAAAGCACTTATCTCAACTGTTTCATAAAGTTTATTTTCTATTAGAAAATCTGCAACCTTTTTTAAATTGTTATAATATACTTTTGGGTGTTCATCACTCCATACATTCTCATATACTGGGTTACAATATATCGTCTTATACCCTAAATTAATAAGATTTACTATTGCATCATATGCATAATCAACATTCTCAGGAGCAAATGTCATCTTTGTAGTCATTTCATGGTCATAGTTATTCATATAGTGTAAACATGCTTCTTCTACTATATCATAAGAACCTTCTCCGTTATGGAAAATTCTACATTTGTCATGTAACTCTTTACAACCGTCTAATGATATTGAAAAGCTCAATATAGACCTATTTTTCTTGATGTAATTTTGGAGCTCAGGTTTAAAATAAAGAACTCCGTTAGAAATCATACTTATTCTAAAATTGATAAGCCAAGGATGATTTTTTTCTATTAAAACTTTTCTAAAATAATCTGTTATTTTATCCATTAACTCAATTTCTAAAAGTGGCTCTCCGCCTATAAATTCAATTATTAAACCATTAGTATTAAAGATAGATACAACAGAATCTTTGTCATAACTATCTTTAACTAACATATCTATAAATCTTTTTGCTGTTTCAAAATCCATTACTTTAGGTGTCTTGCAATTTGATAACAGTAAGTACAAGCTAAGTTACATCTTTCTGTTAATTGAAATGTAACTACTCTTACTGTTCTATCATCTGCTTTTTCACCTAAGAAAATATTTTTTGCAACTTCTATAGCAAATATAGAGTCTTGAAATGAAGTAGTTTTACCTTTTAGTCTCATGTAAATCCCTCACTTCCTCTATTATTAGCTCATTGCTTATATAATCTATAGTATACATATACATAGTATCTTTTTTTCTGTTTTTAACAGGGAATAATTCCTCTATTAAAACATCCTTTGTTGTCTGAAATTCAGTATAATACTTTACATAAAGGTCATTGTACATTTCAAATAGTTTTTCATCTATTTTTAAACCAAATCTTTTATTAGATATAACCTCTGTTAATACTTCTTTATATCCATTAACCCTGTGATTAAGATATTGAATATATCCACAAGTGATTTCATCTATTTTTATATATTTTTTATTTTTCATTTTCAACCTCTCACATTTTTTTACTTTTGTAAATTTTCTGATAGTTCTTTAACTAATTTTTTTTCTTCATTCATCATAACTGTATGAGCATTTCTTAAAATTGCACTTATCTTTGCCATTTCTTCATAATCTTTTCCACTATTTAGAAGAATTTCTAAATAAAGAGAAGAAAAAGACATTAATAATCTTGGTTTACAAGAATTTATAAAATCACCATCATTAAAAATATCTGACAATGAATCTATATCACTCTTACTTAATTTCTTAGGTATTTTAGGATATTCTATATATAACATAGACATATAAACATATTTATCAGCATCTAGTTCATATCCAAATACTTCATTTAATATTCTAAAGAACATATAAAGTGTATCTACATTAACATCTTCTAAATGAACTGTTATTAACTCAGTTATAAATGTATGAACTTCATACTCAGTTATAGACGAAGCTTTTAAATTTTCTAATATTTCTCTTAACACTGTTTCATCTTTTTCTCCACCTCGAAGATATCTTACAATATCAACTCTGTGATTTGCAGATTTTAAATATCTATTAAAATCATCTTTCATATTATACCCCCTTATTTTACTTTAAATTGTGTAACTCCTTTTCCACCTGAACCCCAACAAGCTCCTGAACAAGAGTTACCACATCCTGTTGAACATCCATTTGCACAAGCTCCGCCACAAGAACCCCAACAAGCTCCTGAACAAGAACCTCCACATCCACCAGTACATTGACCAGTACACCCACCTGAACATCCTGTACATGTTCCTGAACAAGTTCCACTACACCCACTGCACCCAGTACATGCATCTGAACAACTTCCTGAGCAAGTTCCTGAACAATTATATGAACAAGAACCTCCACATCCACTACATCCAGTACATCCTCCTGAACAAGTTCCACTACAAGTTCCAGTACAGCTCCCACTACATCCGCCTGAGCAAGTTCCTGTACAAGCAGTTGAACACAGTCCTGTGCAACTTGTAGCACAACCTGTATTAGAAGATGAAGCTGTAAGTGATTTAGAAGCATATAAAGTTATTCTTGCATCTAATTCTGTTGGTGTAGTAACAGTACTTACATCATCACCTACTTTTGCTGATTCAATTATTCCATCAGGATTAATAGCTCTTAATGGAGTAGCTATTTTATTATAATGTTCAACAAGAACTTTATTCCCTTTAACAGGAGTTACTGTATAGTCATAAGTTGCTGTTCCATATGAAGTTATCGAGCCTGTATACTGTCTTCTATTAACTTCATTTTTTATACGTTGCTTCATATCTATAAAATTTTGAGCATTATAATCTATTGTTGCCATATACAAACACCCTTTCTATATTTACTTTATTTTTACGAAAAAACAGCACCACTTTGCATGTTTCTTATTTTAGTAGCTAATTCGTCAAAAGTTTCTGAACCACTAGCACTTGTTCCCTTTGAAGTGATAGCAGAAGCTATTGCGTTTTTGCCATTATCAACATCTGTGGATATAGTGTTTATTCTTGTTTCCATACTACTTATAGTGCTGTTTGTATTAGTAGGCAAATTCTTAACTTTTTCTTGAATCGTAGACCCTAGCATTATTAATTACCTCCTCTTCTGTATGGGAAATAGATTTTGCTTTGCTTTCTAAAGTTGCTAATTTGTTATTTAATTCTGTTATTTTAGAATTAAGATTACTGGGAACATTTTTTAATTTAGTCATCATAGTTTCAGATAACAATTTATATCCCTCCTAGTGCTAATATTTATTTAATATTTATTTAGCAATATATTAATATTGCTAAATAAATATCGTAATTACATTAAAATTTTATAAATTTTTCCATGTTTCATTTACATTTATTTGTGGAGTTGTTTCTTTCCATGTTCCATTTACATTTATATATGTAACAGCTTCTTTCCATGTTCCATTTACATTTATATATACAGGAGTTGTTTCCTTTGTTACTAATATTATTCTACAACTACCATGACCTGACCTTCCTATTGTTGAGCCAGTTAGATTTGTACCTGTAGTTGGGATAGATGTATTACCAGCTTTAGTTGAAGCAACCGAAAGTACAGAAGTATTAATATACCCTGAACCTCCTCCTCCACCTCTATCATCATCTACTGATGAATCAGGATAGACACCACCACCACCGTAGTAGCCCCCTCCTCCTGCTCCTCCGTAACCAGATGAAGCATAATAACCATTTCCACCTTTTCCAAGAGAACCTATGGAAGCTGGATAAACTGAATAACCTGACCCACCTGCGGTCTGAGTTGCACCGCCACCACCAGTACCATATCCATCAGAAGCAGAACCACCTGTAGTACCTCCACCGTAAGCACCTGCATTATATGAAGCTCCAACAGAGCCTCCTCCCCCTGCTACGATTATACGGTTGGCTAATTCAGTACCGTCTTTTCTTATGTCAGTGCCACCACCGCCATATACAGCAGTAGAGCCAACCTGACCTCCTCCATTATAACCTTTACCGTCATTACCATTTCCACCTACATAGATATAAAGAATATCTCCTTTTTTAAGATTAATTTGACCACAAGAATATCCTCCTTTTCCACCTGAAGCAGTACCACTTCTGTTACCACCTTCAGCACCCCATACCTCTAATTGATATGTTCCATTATAAGGAGCAATAAACTCTTGCTGTGTGCCAGTATAGTCAAAGTTATATATAGGATTATTTGTAAATGTTGCACTTATGCTCATATTTCACCTCTTTATTCATATTTAAACCATATATCTCCGTCCTTACCTCCTGAAGGGTCAGCAGTAGACATTGTTATTGTACGTTGATTATTAGTTGAATTATTAACTGTATTAGCTAAATTGTTAGCTGTATTAGCTAAATCATAAGCAAGTTTTACAGCACTTGCAGTTGCACCTAATGTTGTACTTGTACTATTAATTGCCGAAGATAATTGTACGATACCTTTTTGGCTAGTTGTACCGTCTTTAACAAGTCCACTCATTGCACTTTCTATTTTTGTACTTGACCAAGTGCTAGTAGCAGAAACAGTAGAGTCACTTATTCCTCCTCCTGCAAGATTTACCAATCCACCTTCAACAACAATAGTTATAACCGCATTTATAGCACTTTCAACTGTAACTTTTAAAGAGTTGTTATCTGTTATTGTATAAGAAACAAATATACTCTTCTTTGAACTTGAATCATAAGCACTTACATAAAGAACCTCTTTATTTAAGTTGTGTTTGATTGTTGTACTGTAAAGTGAACCGTCAGTAGTCCAAGAGCTTGATGCAACTGTTATTTTAAATTGAGAATTTGTAGCTATTGAATCTAACTTAGTTTTATCCTGTGCGGACATTAAACCATTTGCAGAAGTAGTAGCCACTGATGTAGATGAAGCTCCTATTTCAGCCAATGTCCAAGAAACATTTCCTGAACCATTTACAGATTTTGTTGCATTTCCTATTGTTATATTTCTAGCAGTTCCCCAGTTTGCAGTAGTAATGTTAGCACTACCGTTGAAACTTGTTCCATTAATAGTTCTTGCAGTTTGTAATGTAGTAGCTGTACCTGCATTTCCTGATACCGTTGTTTGAAGTGGATGAACATGGTCTCCTCTAGAAACACTTCCTGATGTACCTACAGATGCTGTTCCATTAGATAAAGGAGCAGTTGTTGAGTAAGTTACATGAGTTCCATGTGAAGCATTTGCTTTTTTATCTAATTCAGTATTTACATAAGAAGTATCTGCTTTAGTACCTATTTGAGTTGCTACTGTAGTAGCAAAATTAGGGTCATTGCCAAGAGCCTTAGCAAGTTCATTTAGTGTATCTAATGTCTCAGGAGCAGAATCAATAAATTGTGCAACCTTTTCATCTGTATAAGATTTAGCAGAAGATATTGCATCTGACTTAGCTTTGTCTGCCTTAGCTTGAGAACCTGATGTAGTTTCCTTAGCATTCCAATCAGATTTTTCAGAACTTGTAACAGTCATACCATTAACAGCTATTGTTATAGCATCATTTGTACTATCAGGAGTTAAAGTTATATTTGAACCTGCTTTTAATTCTATAGTATCTGTAGGACTATCAGCAGTCACTGTTGTTGAACCAACTTTCACACTAGAAAATGCATTTTGATTTTCATATTGACTGTGAGTATGAGAAGATGCAGAAGCTCCTAAAGAAGATAATGTAGGATAAGCAGGAATAGTTATATTACCATTAGAGTGTGTATACTTTGTTGAGCCAACAGTAATAGAAGTAGTTAAACCATCTTCTCCCTTATCACCCTTATCTCCTTTAACACCTTGTATACCTTGGTCTCCTTTATCTCCTTTTGCACCAGTATCTCCTTTAATACCTTGTGGAATTACAAAATTAAATGTAGTTGTAGTTCCTACTGTACTTGCGGTTACTGTTGCACTTGATCCTGAACTTCCTGTTGTTACACTACCTGCTTTTATAGTTGGAGTTATACCAGTATCACCCTTGTCACCTTTATCTCCTTTTAAAGTTCCATCTTCTAATTTTTCTTGAAATGTTTTTCCATCATTAAACTTAACTTGATTTGCACCTGTTTCTAAGTACACTATATCATAATCATTTTTAGAATTTTTAACTCTATATTTACCATTCAATATAGCCATAACAACCTCCTATCTTAGATTTTAATTAAAAAACATTTTTATTAAGTATATAATTCCTATTAAGTATATACTTAATAAAAACTATATACTTAATAAAAAATGGAGTTAAATTATATTAACTCCATTTTAATGTTAATCATTACTTATTAAAGTATTTCTATCCATATATGACCTTCTAATCTGTCAACAGGTTGAACTGATCCAGCCACAGGCATCATGTTATCTATTTTTGCATTTATTGTGTTTATAGCTTCTTCTCTGTTAGCAGTTTCTTGAGATATTGCATTAGCATTAGCAACTATATCTCCCTTAGCTTTTCCTAAGTCAGATTCTACTGTAGCTAATCTTCCATCTAAGTTAGCTTCAACACCTTCTGCTCTTTCTCTTTCAGCAGTTATTTTCCCATCAAGTTCTAAGTCAGCTTTAGCTCTATCTTGAACTTCTTTTGCTATTGCAGTAGCATTAACTTCTATAGATTGCTTACATCCTTCTATTTCATTAGTGTTAGCAACTATATCTTCCTTAGCTTTATCTAGTTCAGAACGTATTGCACCTACACCACTTGTTATACCTTCAACAGCAGTTAATCTTCCATCTAAAGCTAAATCAGCAGATTTGTAATCAGATTCAACTTTTGCTACAGCAGTTTCTAATCCTGATTTTATTACTTCTACTTCATCTTTAGTGTAAACATCTGAACTGTTAGCTTTCTTACCAACTGTTTCTAATAAAGAACCATATGCATCTTCGTGGTTTGTGATAGCATCTGCTAATTCTTTTAAAGTATCCATTGTTTCAGGAGCGTTGTCCACTAAGTCAGCAACAGCCTTGTTAGCATGAGCTTTAGCATCTGCTAGTATTTGAGCATCAGCTAATTTATAAGCTGAATCTAAATCAGTTATAGTAGCATTAACTTTAACTATTTCTTCATCAGTGTATTCTTTCCCTTCTACTAATTTAGCATCTGCATAAGTTTTTGCTTCAACTAATTTTTCATCAGCATAACCTTTAGCTTGAGCAACACCAGTAGCTATATCTGTAGCAACTTGAGTTTTATCAGCTTTATTTTCTTTGTTTTCTTGAGCTAAAGCAGTAACTGTATCTATTAATCCACTATGACCTTCAAGAGTAGATTGAACTTGTTCAAATTGTCCTTCCACTTTTTCTTGTTCTGCCACAAATTCTTCTTTAGTAGCTTTCTTACCTAATTCAACATTTACTCTACTTTGTTCAGCATTAAAGTCTTCTTTAGAAACTTTTCCTTCTATAGCAGTTTGAAGACCTTGTTCAACACCTTCAGCTCTTTGTCTTTCAGCAGAAACTAATCCTTCAACTCTAGCTATTTCTGTTTTTCTATTAGCAACTTCCTCAGCTATAGCTTGAGTGTTAGCTTCTATCTTAGCTTCATTTTCATCCACTTTACCTTCAACAGCAGTTAATCTAGTGTTTAATCCTTGTTCAACACCAGTTGCTCTAGTTATCTCAGCTTGTAAATCAACTTGGTCAGCTTTTTCACCTAATTCTTCTCTTATTGAAGCTTCAGCAGTTTCTCTGTCTAATATTTCTTGAGCTAATCCTTCTTGTAAGTTAGTTATATTAGCTTTATTTTTAGATATTTCTGCATTTATTAAAGTATCAGCAGATTCTCTAGCAGATATTTCTCCTGCTAATCCAGTTTGTAATTCAGATATATTAGCTTTGTTTTTAGCAACATCTTCTATTACAGCACTTAAACCTTCTCCTTCGCCACCTACAACTAAACCTTCTAAAGTAGTTAATCTTTCATCTTGCTCAACGTTTTTATCAACTATATCTTTAACACCTGCTTGGAATTTCTCTTCATTGAATCCAAATTCTTCCCAAGCTCCATCTATTAATTGATAAGTTTTCTTGTCAGCTTCTACAAAAACTAGCATCCCCTCATAACTTCTGTTTCCAGTTACATGAGCATCTCTTTCCTCTATCGTTTTTACAGTAAGCCTAGAATCAAGTGGTGCTTTAGCTCCTAAGTCAAATCCTGAAGCAACAGTTATACCTTTTCCAAAATTAGGCTCAGTTGCTCTTTCCATTTCTATTTCTCTTATTGATTTCATTTTTGACATATTAATAGTCCCCCTTTTGAATAGTTAATATTTTAAAATTATCCCCTTACTTTATTTTTAGTAAGGGGAATTATTGTTAAATTATTATGATTAATAGTTAAATTTCATAGTGAAGTTAGATACAGTTGATGCACTATTTACATATACATAGTATGCTTGAGCAGTACCATCTAATCCTGTTATAGTTACTTCTTGTACACCAAATGTTCCTGTAACATCAAAATTATTTGGGTCTATTATAGACTTTAACTTACCATGAGCTTTTGGATAAGCAAATACCATTCTTTGATAATCGCAAGTAAAAGCATTAGATTTATTACCTTTTGCTTCTACTTTCTTAGTAAGACCTTTTACTAATTCTGCATCTATTACAGCATCTTCAGCACATATTCCCATGTAATAAGGGTAAACAAAGTTGAAGCTTCCTGTGTTAGCTGAGTAAACTTTACCAATAGCATCAGTTACTTTAGCTTGGAAACCTTTATTAGAAGAAACAGCTACATTTACAGGGAAAGTAAATGTTCCACCATTTTCAACTCCTTCTGTTTGTACACCTAAAGAAACTGATCCATCAAATACTTCAACTTTAGTTATCTTTTCAGATTTCTTTGTAACAACAGCTTTTATGCTAGTAACGTTTTGACCATTACCTTTTTCAAAAGTACCACCGTTTGGAGAAGCAGTAGCACTTATAGTTGGAGCTACATATGGGTATAATAACTTAGTTAAAAGTTGTTGAACAGGCATATTGTCTAAGTTTTCCCCTGCCTTTATACCACCTAAAGCATTAACAGTTAGCATATCTGTGTTAAAGATAGTATTTTCATCATATTGAGCTTTCTTATCAGCAGATACGAATTGCTTGTGTTCATTTTCTACAACTTGATCCACATTAGTTTCTAGGTGAACTACTTCATACTCACCCATTGCATTTTTTACTCTGTACTTTGCATTTTTTGTTGACATTTTAAAATCACCTTTCTTAATATATATTTTTTATTATTTATAAATAAAAACCAAGTTAATGCTAATTGACTTAACACAACTTGGTTTTTTTTGTCTTATTGATTAAAATCTAAACTCATTAATCTCATGCTTTCTTCAAATTCAAGCATAACAGAAGAAACTTTTTCTTGTAATTGATTAACAGTATCTTTCATTTCTACTATTTTTGTTTCAATTATTTGTTCAACTATTGTTTTCTCTCCTTCAATATTAAGGTCAGTCCAAGAAAAAGTTCCATCTTCATTTTCTATACAGCCTTTAAATAACTTAGTACTTTTTTCATAAGTTATAAGACCCCCATATCTTAACTCCATACCTGTATCAGTTTTAAATTTTTCAAAATCATCAACAGTATCACAAGTTTGTCGCATATCTATAGGCTCATTGCCTGACATTATGGAAACTTGGGAAGGAATAGGATAAGAGTTATCTATTTCCATTATAAAATCTTTCAAGATAAATTCACCCCTTTACAATTATTTATACTAAACTCCATTTAACAACAGAAGAATTATTATAAGCCTGAGCTTTTTTATTTCCACCTATTATATATTCAACTGTTCCGATATTAGGCACTTCAAGATTTACTTCACTCCAATGATAAGAGCCAGTTATACTTATATCTGCTCCATCAACAACTCCTGTTATAGTACCAAATGATTTAGGTATGGCTATAATACAAGACCTGTTAAATTGAGTTCCTGAACTATGAGCATATACAGACTGTGGTTTAGATACAATATTTTTTTGAACTGTATCTACATCTAAATCTGTATATGTGATATCACTTATATCCTTAAATGGAGAAATTAACCCTATAAAGGTAGGAGCTTGTTTATCTTCAGGTGGTTTAACCCCATTTTCTTCAAGTGCAGTAATTCTATCTGTAAGCTGTTGAATTTGAGATAAAAGAGTATCTATAACTTCATCCTTAACTTTTAAATCATCTAATGGAACTAAATCTATCCACTCTTCTTCACCAGTATGCTTATATTGGATATGAGAATCTGATTTATTAAGTTCAATATTCTTGCCATCTTGTCCCTTATCTCCTGCTTCACCTTTTTCACCTTTTAGCAACTCAAGTTGTTCAGGGGTAAAGTCATTGTAAGTAAAGGCATCTCCTTTATCACCTTTTTCCCCTTGTGTACCAGTATCTCCCTTTTCACCTTTATCACCTTTTTCACCTTTTAGTGATTCTAACTGGTCTTGGGTAAAATCGTCATAAGTAAATGGTTGACCTTTGTCACCTTTTTCTCCTCTTAGTAGTTCTAATTGCTCCTGAGTAAAGTCATCAAATGTAAAGGCTTCACCTTTTTCTCCTCTACCTACAGAAATATCACATTCTAAACTATTCATAGAGTTACTGTATGACCTCAACTTCTGTCTAATCATGTGTTACTCCCCCTAACACTTCAAATCTAGTAGGAGGAATAATAGTATCAACAACTCCATTTGTAAGTGAGCATTGTACATCATATAGATATACACCCACATCTACATTTGTGTCTTCTTTACAAAAAATTACCTTAGCTTTATTTTCATCAAAAACAGAGACAACTTTTTGTATGATACTTTCTGTATCACCTACACTTGTTTTAACTGTAAAATAGATTTTATCACCTTCTACAAATTCATAATTATTTACAGTTATGTCAAAAAATTCACTTATTCTGCAAAGCGTCTCAATATCTGGCAATACACTGCCAACTTCCCATTTGGAAACAGATTTG